ATGGAAAAGAGATATTTAGAAATTCAAGGCAAAGAAGTGGAAGTAAGTGAAGAAGTGTACAAGGCATACATGCAACCTGTCTGGAAAGAAAAAAAGCGAATACAACGTGCATATAAAAACTTAGAGGAACTGGGAGAAAAAGAAACAATCAAATTATCAAAATCAAAAAATAATGAATATGTTCAAGTTGCAAGCATAGAAGATGGGTTTACAAATAATAAACCTTTAGGACTTCCTTTATCTTTAGAAAGAGCAGAGGAAGAAGCGGGATTTGAGATTGTTTCAAAGATAAATATTGAAGAGGTAGCTATGTTTAATCTTTTAAAAGAAGCATTATATGAAGTTCTTTCTGAATTTCAGGAGAGAGACCAAAAAATTATGGAACTACTTCTTATATATGAAATGAAAGAAAGAGAAGTTGCAAAAGAAGTAAGGTGCTCTCAGAAGACAGTGAACAATGTAAAGAATAAGCTATTACCAATAATTCAAGAAAAAATGGAGGACTGGAGAGATTAGTCTCCAGTTCTTTACTCAAAATAGAAATGAAAGTCCTAAGAGATATGAAGGAAGAAACTTCTCTTAAATGAATTACTCAAAAAGAGATTGGATGTCCTAAGAATTATGAAAGGAGGACTTTTTAAATGACAGATAAGTCAAAAGTTGAAATGGCTCAAAGTTTGATGGCAATATCTATTGTCTCAAGAAAACTAGCAAGACAAATTATGGAAAAAAGTGAAAAGGAGGATGAATATGTCAAAGGAAAAACTGTTAAAAGAAATCAAAAAAGATGCAGAAAGTCTTATAAGTAGTATAAATGAGCTACTTATTGAAATTGATAAACAACAAGGAGTTACACCTGAGATAGACGGTCAAATTTCAATAGAAGAACATTTAAAACAAAAATCAATCACTCTTGAAGATGTAAGAAGAGTATTAGCTGATAAATCTAGAGCAGGCTATACAGAAAAAATAAGAGAACTGCTTCAAAAATATGGGGCGAAGAAATTATCACAAATAGATGAAAAACATTTCTCAGCTTTATTAAAAGATGCGGAGGACCTTAGATGAGTCATGCAATATTATCAGCATCTGCAAGTTATAGATGGATAAACTGTCCACCAAGCGTAAGACTTTCAGAAGAATTTACTGAAAAGACTAGTGAATATGCGTTAGAAGGAACCAACGCACATCAGTTATGTGAAAACAAATTAAAAAGAGTATTAGGAATGGATACTAAGGAATCAATTCATGATTTAGACTTTTACAATGATGAGATGGAAGAATGCGCCGAAGGTTATGTAAATTATGTATTTGAAATAATTTCTAAGTATGAAAAGCCATTAGTCCTAATAGAAGAAAGACTTGATTTATCTAAATTTGCTAAAGATTCTTTTGGAACAGCAGATTGTATCATTCTTGGAGATAGAGAACTTCATATTATTGATTATAAACATGGCCAAGGAATTTTAGTAGATGCAGAAAACAATAGTCAATTGATGCTTTATTCTTTAGGAGCACTAAATTTATTTGACGATATTTATGATATTGAAACAGTGACAATGCATATCTATCAACCTAGAAGAGAGAACATTTCAGTATTTACAAGAACTCCAATAGAGCTATATAAATGGGCCAAAGAAGTTATAAAACCTAAGGCAGAATTGGCATACAAAGGTGAAGGGGAATATAAAAGTGGTGAGTGGTGTAGGTTCTGCAAGGCAAAAAATACTTGTAGGAAAAGAGTAGAAGTAGCTCTTGAAATTGCAAAAGAAGAATTTAAATTTCCACCTCTACTTTCAGATTCTGAAATAGAGGAGATATTGGAAATACTAGATCAAATTGATTCATGGAGTAAGGATATTAAAGACTATGCTCTAGGAAAAGCACTAGAAGGTAAGAAGTGGAAAAACTATAAATTAGTTGAAGGTAGAAGTAATAGAAAATATGTAAATGAAGAAAAAGTAGCTGACATTGTAATAAAAGAAGGGTTAAATCCTTATGAAGAAAAACTATTAGGTATTACAGCGATGACTAAGTTACTTGGAAAAGAAAGGTTTAATGAATTATTATCTGATCTTTTAGAAAAGCCTAAGGGAAAACCGACATTGGTATCTAGATCAGATAAGAGAGAAGAAATAGAAACAGTAAAAGAAGAATTTTATGACCTAACCCAACGAACGATAGTGGGTTGTAGGTAGGTCAGATGTCACGAAGTCCAAATCTTTGATTTGGCTAAAGAAACTGACGAAAGCAAAATATATGGAGGTAAATTAATATGACAAATTTAACAAAAGTAGTAACTGGAACAGTGAGATTAAGCTATGCAAATGTTTGGGAGCCTAAGAGTATCAATGGAAGTAAAGAAAAATATTCAGTGTCAATTATTATTCCAAAGTCAGATACAAAAACTATTGAAAAGATTGAAAAAGCAATTGATGCAGCAATTGAGGATGGCATTGGAAAATTTGGTGGCAAAAAGCCAAATAAGAAAGCATTGAAACTTCCATTAAGGGATGGAGATATTGAGAAGGATGATGAAGCCTATCAAGATGCATATTTTATTAATGCTAATTCTATGACTGCACCACAAATAGTTGATGCAAGTGTTGAGCCGATTCTCGATAGATCGGAAGTATACAGCGGTGTTTATGCAAGAGTATCCATTAACTTTTATGCATTTAATGTAAATGGTAATAAAGGAATCGCTTGTGGACTTGGTAATATTCAGAAGATAAAAGATGGAGAACCTTTAGGAGCTAGAACGAATGCATCTGAAGATTTTGAATCTTTTAACGATGATGACTTTTTATCATAGGAGGTAACTATATGCAAATACTAGATTGGTTTATTGTCATATTTATAGGAATATTATTAGCAAATTTTGTAATTAAAAATGCCGTTGATGCCTATGTCTATGTAAAGAAAAAGTTGAAAGAAAACAAATGAAGAAATTAATGATAGATATTGAGACTTTTGCATCAAAGGACTTAACAAAATGTGGAGTATATAAATATGCTGAGAGTAGGGACTTTGAAGTCCTTCTCTTTTCCTATTCCATTGATGATAGTGAAGTCGAGGTCATTGATTTAGCACAGGGAGAGAAGATTCCTAAAGAAATAATGAATGCCCTTAAAGATGAAAATATAGAAAAATGGGCCTTTAATGCAAATTTTGAAAGAGTATGTTTATCAAAGTTTTTAGGTGAAAGTTTAAGTACAGAATCTTGGTATTGCACTATGGTTTGGTCAGCTTATTTAGGACTACCACTATCACTTGAAAAAGTAGGGAAAGTATTAAATCTAGATAAACAAAAGATGAATGAAGGAAAAGCTCTAATTAGATATTTCTCCATGCCTTGTAAACCAACTAAAGAAAATTATATGAGAACAAGAAACTTACCTAAAGATGATTTGGGAAAATGGAAAACCTTCAAAGAATATAACAAAAGAGATGTGGAAACAGAACTTAAAATCCATGAAAGGTTGTCTCATTTTTCAATGCCAAAGTTTGAATGGGACAATTATCATATCGACCAAAACATAAATGACAGAGGAATAAAGATAGATGAAGTGTTAGTTGAAAATGCTATAAAACTTGACGAAGACTTATATCAAGAAAATATGAAAAGAGCAATAGAACTAACTGGACTTGAGAATCCAAATTCACCACTTCAACTTAAAAAATGGTTAAACGATAAAGGTTTAGAAATAAAGTCTCTTGCTAAAAAAGATGTAGAATTGGCGCTTGAAACAGCTAAAGGAGATATAAAAGAAGTATTAGAACTTAGACAAGAACTATCCAAATCAAGTGTAAAGAAATATATATCCATGAAAAATGTAAAAGGTAAAGATAAAAGAGAAAGAGGACTTATTCAGTTTTATGGAGCGAATCGTACAGGACGTTATTCTGGAAGATTAATTCAAGTGCAAAATTTAAGGAGAAATAATCTAAAAGACTTAGAGCTTGCTCGCTCATTAGTTAGAAATGGTGAATTTGAAACCTTGAAACTACTATATGAAAGTCCTTCAGATATTTTATCACAGTTAATTCGTACTGCCTTTATTCCAAAAAATGGATGTAGATTTATAGTATCGGATTTCTCTGCTATTGAAGCTAGGGTACTTTCATGGCTTGCTGGAGAAGAGTGGAGAATGGATGCTTTTGCAAGAGGTGAAGACATCTATTGTCAGTCGGCTAGTCAAATGTTCGGTGTACCAGTAGTAAAACATGGTATTAATGGTGAACTTAGGCAGAAAGGTAAAATTGCAGAGCTTGCTTGTGGATATAATGGATCAGTTGGGGCATTAAAGGCTATGGGTGCCATAGAGATGGGTTTAAATGAAGAAGAATTACAAGACATTGTTGATTCCTGGCGAAGTGCAAATCCTAATATTGTAAAACTATGGTGGGATATAGATACAGTAATAAAAAGAGTGATAAAAAGTCGCTCTAAAGAAAAGTTTAATAAACTAGTTTTTTCTTATGAGAAAGGAATTCTCTTTATAAGACTACCAAGTGGAAGAAACCTTTCCTATGTAAAGCCAAGAATTGGAGTTAACCGTTTTGCTGGAGAGTCTATAACTTATGAAGGAACAATAGTTGGAAATAAATGGGGGCGAATTGAATCCTATGGAGGTAAATTTGTAGAAAATATTGTTCAAGGAGTATCAAGAGATATATTAGCAGAAGCGATGCTAAGACTAGAAAATAAAGGCTTTCATATTGTAATGCATGTTCATGATGAAGTTGTCATTGAAATAGAAGAAAACAAATCAAGTATAGAAGAAGTAAATCAAGTAATGAGAGTAGTGCCAGATTGGGCAGATGGTCTTGTTCTTGATGCAGATGGATTTGAATGTAAATTTTATCAAAAGGATTAAGTTCTTATTCTATAGAGAAGGAGGATAAGCATTGAGATTATATGTATCAAGGGATAGAGGTAATAGTAAAAATTGCCTCTATCCAATAGAAATAGATATTACAGATATAGCGTCACTTAAAAAAGCAGCAAGTTATGACCATGTTATGGCCAGGTACAAAAATAACTATCGCTCTAAAGATAATTTTTTAGAATCGGATTGTATTCCAATGGATATAGATAATGATCACTCTGAAAGTCCAGAGGATTGGATTGATATTAAGGATGTGAAATATTCATTTCCTAATACGGAGTTTTATGTTGTATATAGCAGAAATCACAATAGGGCAAAATATGGAAAAGAAGCAAGACCAAGAATGCACATTTACTTTCCAGTTCCATTAATAAAAGAAGTGGATGTCTATACTATGGTAAAAGAAGAACTGTCAGAATATTTTCCGTTTTTTGATAAAAATGCATTAGATGGTGCAAGATTCTTTTTTGGAGTAGAAGAACCTAAAGTTGAGGTTATAAGAGGGGAAAAGTATGTAACTGAAACAATAAAAGATGATTTTAAGTCATGGGATAGTGAGCAAGATTTAATTCTTGAAGGAAATAGAAATTCTTCAATGAGCCATTATGCTGGAAGAGTCTTAATAAGATATGGAAACACTGACATGGCAAGAAAGCTTTTTGAAGAAAAAGCTGCTTTATGCTCACCACCACTGGAGGATAGTGAGCTTGAAAAGATATGGAAATCAGCACTAAAGTTTGGAAATAAAATAACTTCCAAAGAGGGATATATTCCACCTGGAAAGTATGCTGTTGATTTTAAATTAAAGCCAGAGCAGTATTCTGACCTTTCTCAAGCAGAGGTTTTTGTTAAAGAGTTTGGAGATATAGTTAGATATTCACCAGCTACAAAGTTTTTAGTCTACAACGGGTCATATTGGGAGGAGTCAGATTTAAAAGCACAGGCACTTTCGCAAGAATTGGTGAATAGACAACTTGAAGAAGCAACGATTAAGCTTTTAGAGTTACGAGAGGAAATGAAGAAAAACGGAGCACTAGATTTAATTGAGAGTCTATCTACTAAAAAGGCAATAGAATTATTTAATATAGAGCAAAGAAATTCCTTTGAAAAATATCAGATTGCAGTAAATTATCAAAAGTATGCAATAAAACGAGGAGATACCAGATTTATTAATGCCACAACAAAAGAAGTAATGCCCATGGTTGAAATAGAACAGATTGAACTAGATAGAGATGAGTTTTTATTAAATACACCAACATATACTATCAATCTTTTAGATGGAGCAGATATAGGGAAAGATGCATCTAATTTTATTACAAAACAGACAAGCATTGATCCTAATATAGAAGGTAAAGAGCTATGGGAGGATGCTTTAAATACTTTCTTTTGCAAAGATAAGGACTTAATATATTATGTTCAGAAAATTGCAGGAATGTCAGTAGTAGGAAAAGTGTATTTAGAAGCAATGATAATTGCCTATGGGGATGGTAGAAATGGAAAGTCAACATTTTGGAACGTTATATCTAGAGTTTTAGGAACGTATAGCGGTTCAATATCATCAGATATTTTGACAGTAGGATGTAAAAGAAATGCTAAACCAGAGTTAGCAGAAACAAAGGGAAAGAGATTATTAATTGCATCGGAACTAGAAGAAGGAATGAGACTTTCCACTGCAAATGTAAAGCAGTTGTGTTCTACAGATGAAATTTATGCTGAGAAGAAATTTAAAGCACCTTTTAAATTCACACCTTCTCATACTCTGGTCCTATATACCAATCATCTACCTAAGGTTGGAGCAATTGATGAAGGAACATGGAGAAGACTTATCGTTATTCCCTTTGAGGCGAAAATTGAAGGCAAGTCCGACATAAAGAACTATACAGATTATTTATATAAAAATTCTGGTGGAGCTATTTTAAATTGGATAATTGAAGGAGCAAAGAAAGTAATTGCTGAGGAATTTAAAATAAGTTTACCACAGAAAGTTATCAATGCCATTAAGAAATATAAATCGGATAATGACTGGATAGCAAGATTTTTTGAGACTTGTTGTGAAACAGATCCAAGCTTTAGTGAGAAGTCAGGAGAGCTATACAGTGAGTATAGGTCATTTTGTATGCGAACAGGAGAGTACACAAGAAGTACTTCAGACTTTTATAATGCTTTAGAATCTGAAGGATATAAAAGAAAGCGAACTAATAAAGGAAATATAATCTTAGGACTAAAACTAAAGTCTGAATTTGCTTAATAGTGTAGGTCGTGTAAGTTATTTCTATAGGTATTATATAGTAAATAAAAAAATTATATATATAAAAAGGTATAGATAACACCTACACAGACCTACACTTTCCCATAAAATGGAGGTTTTATGTTAGAAAAAGAGATAGAAAGAGAACTTGTAGTGGAATGTAAGAAACATGGAGGACAATGTCTTAAATTTATTACACCCTCCATGATGGGAGTACCAGATAGAATTTTACTATTTCCTAAAGGCAAAGTAGGATTTGTTGAAGTAAAAAGGCCTAAAGAAGTACCCAGACCAATACAGGTAAGAAGAATAGAACAACTACGAAATTTAGGATTTAAGGTTTTTATTTTAGACAATAAAAGAGATATAGAAAATATCATTAAAACTATGGGAGGTGATGCCTAGTGAAGTTCATACCGCACGAATATCAGAAGTATGCTATTAATTATATTCAAGAAAAACCAATCTCTGCTATATTCCTTGATATGGGCTTAGGTTAGGAAAGACAGTTATAAGCCTTTCAGCGATTAAAGATTTACTTTTTGATAGTTTTGAAGTTAGAAAGATATTAATAATTGCACCACTAAGAGTTGCAAGAGATACTTGGCCAGATGAAATAGAAAAGTGGAACCACCTAGACATTCTAAAATATTCAGTAGCAATTGGCTCAAAGGAAGAAAGGATAAAAGCACTTAAAGAAGAGTCGGATATTTATTTAATCAATCGTGAAAATATAGATTGGTTAATTAATAAATCAAATCTACCTTTTGACTATGACATGTTAGTCATTGATGAATTATCAAGTTTTAAGTCTAATCAATCAAAAAGGTTTAGGTCACTTATAAAGGTAAGACCAAAGGTAAAAAGAATAGTAGGACTTACTGGCACTCCCAGTAGTAATGGTTTAATGGACTTGTGGGCAGAATTTAGATTACTTGATATGGGTAAAAGGCTAGGAAGATTTATCACGCAATATCGAGAGATATATTTTAAACCAGATAAACGAAATGGCAATATCATATATTCCTATAAACCTAGAGAATTTGCAGAAGAATCAATTTATAAAAAAATATCGGATATAACAGTATCCATGAAAGCAGAAGATTATCTTAAAATGCCAAAGTTAATAATAAATGAAGTTGTAGTTGAATTAGATGAAAAGGAAAGAAATATATATGAAACTCTAAAAAAAGAGTTAGTTGTGGAACTAAAAGACAAAGAAATAGATGCAATAAACGCTGCATCTTTATCAAATAAACTTCTTCAAATGGCCAGTGGTTCTATTTATGATGAAGATAAAAATAGTATAAAGATTCATGATAGAAAACTAGATGCACTTGAAGACTTAATTGAAGGAGCAAATGGGAAACCAGTGTTAATCGCTTATTGGTACAAGCAAGATATCAAAAGAATTAAAGAAAGAATGAAAGTAAGGGAATTAAAAACAAGTTCTGATATTAAAGAATGGAATCAAGGTAGAATTCCTATTGCTACAATACATCCAGCTTCAGCTGGCCATGGACTAAATCTTCAAGCAGGAGGCTCAACACTAATATGGTTTTCACTTACATGGTCCTTAGAGTTATATCAACAAACTAATGCTAGACTTAATAGACAAGGACAAAAGGAAAATGTAGTAATTCATCATATTATTACGAAGGATACAATTGATGAAAAAGTTATGAAAGCACTAAAACTAAAGGAAAGAACACAAGATTTGTTAATTGATGCAGTGAAAGCTAATTTGGAGGTGGTTGATTGAATGCAAAAGAATACCTATCTCAAGCTTTTTATTTAGATGAAAGAATAAACAATAAGATAGAGCAAATTGATATGTTAAATTCATTAGCTACAAAGGCCACTACCACATTATCTGATATGCCTAGAAGTAGAAATGAAAGTACATCTAAAATGGAAGATACCATTATAAAGATAATTACATTGCAAGAAGAAATTAATAAAGACATTATTCGGTTGGTTGATTTAAAAAGAGAAATCATTGGTGTAATTAATAAAATTAAGAATAAGGAGCACCAGACTATTTTAGAAAAGAGATATCTTTGTTTCTTAAACTTTGAGCAAATTGCAGTTGATATGAACTTTAGTATTCAACATATATTTAGGATTCACAATAAGGCCATCGGACAAATTCAAATTCCAAAAGAGGAGAGTAAATGTGATAGAAAGAGAGTATAGGCTTATGATAGTATTAAGATAGCAAAATAATATATAAAGCCTTGGAATATAAATTCCAGGGCTATTTTTATGAGGTGAAGTAGATGCCAAGAAAACCAGCAAAGCCATGTGCTTTTCCAGGATGTCCTGAATTAGTACATGAACGCTACTGTGACAAACATAAAAAAGAAACAGGAAGACATTATGAGAAGTATAAACGAGATCCAAAAACAAAGAAAAGATATGGATACCGTTGGAAGAAGATTAGAGATAAATATATTAAGTCCCATACACTTTGTGAGCAGTGTAAAAAAGAAGAAAGAATAAAGACTGCAGAAGAAGTCCATCATATAGTACCTTTATCAAAAGGAGGTACACATGATGAAGAAAATCTTATGGCACTTTGTAAATCATGTCACTCAAGGATTACAGCCCTTGAGGGTGACCGATGGAGAAGGAGTTGAAGGGGGAGGTCAAATCTCTAAAAGGAAGGCAAAAAGGGAACGGTGGGGGCCTCTCACGCACAAAAATTGCAGTTCAAACAGGGTATTAATGACCTAACCCAAAATCTGTGATTTTGTAGGTAGGTCAGATACAGTCTTACACCGTGAATAAGGACTGAAAGGACGATGTGAGCGATAAAGATGGAGGGGATACTATCGCAAGAGATGGAACGTACAGAGGTGGTAGAAGGCCTAGAGCTGGAGAAAGACCAGAACCACTGATCGATAAAGTAAATAAGGGAAAAGCAACAGAAATAATGGATATTCCAGACTTTCCCAAAAGTACAATTTTAGAAACAAATGAACTATATGTAGACTCAGATTTATTTGGAGAAGATATGCCTGATCCATCAGAGTATCTTTCACAGAAACAAAGAGATGGAAAACCTCTAGGAGCAGATGAAATATTTAAGGAAACATGGATGTGGCTTAAAGAAAGAGGATGTGACAAGTTAATTAATAGCAGACTACTAGAATCATACTCTCAAGCTTTTGCCAGGTTTATTCAATGTGAAGAAGCTATTAGTGAATATGGACTTTTAGGAAAGCATCCTACAACTGGAGGAGCTATAGCTAGTCCTTTTGTAAGTATGAGTCAGTCTTTTCAAAAGCAAGCAAATCTACTATGGTTTGAAATATTCGATATTGTAAAACAAAATTCTCTTACTGCATTTACTGGGAATCCTAGAGAAGATGCAATGGAGAGATTATTAAGAAGAAATGAATAGAAGGGAGAAAATATGAAAACTCTATTAACAGCAGAAAGTGTATGTAAAGGACACCCAGATAAATTATGTGACCAAATTTCCGATGCTATTTTAGATTGGGCATTAATGAAAGATCGTGCTTCAAGAGTTGCAGTAGAAGTTATGGCAACGAGAGGTCATATTATAATTGCTGGAGAAATCACTTGTAAAGAAAAATTAGATATTAGATGGATTGTAAGAGATGTTTTAATGAAATTAGGTTATGAAACTCAAAAATATAAAATTCATGTGTATCTTCATAAACAAAGTGAAGATATAAAAACAGGAGTAGATTATTCGCTAGAGCAAAGGGAGAAGAAAACTTCAATATTTTCAATTCTAGGTGCTGGTGACCAAGGGACTATGTATGGTTATGCCACAAATGAAACTAGTGAAAAACTTCCACTACCATTAGTTTATGCTCATAAAATATGTAAAAGATTCGATAAGCTAAGGGAAGATGGAATAATTGAGGGCATATTATCAGATGGAAAGTCTCAAGTTTCCATTGAATATGAAGATGGAAAAGCAAAACGAGTGGAAAGTGTAGTTCTTTCAATTAGACATTCGGAATTTAAAAATGTAGATATTTTAAAAGAAGAAATTATGTCCTTAGTAGTTCTACCTATTTTTACTAATATTAAGATTGATGATAGAACAGAAATTTTAATCAATCCAAGTGGAAGATTTGTTGAAGGTGGTCCTGATGCAGATACAGGTCTTACAGGCAGAAAAATAATGGTTGATACCTATGGAGGAAGACCTCATGGTGGAGGTGCCTTCAGTGGAAAAGATCCAACAAAGGTAGATAGAACAGCTGCTTATATGGCAAGACATATTGCAAAGCAGATAGTTTCTGATGAAATAGCAGAAGAATGTGAAGTAGCTTTATCCTATGCAATAGGAAAAGCTGAACCAGTGGCAGTAAATATAAATACATTTAGAACAGGAATTGTACCTGATGATATTTTAGTTGAAATAATAAAGGACAATTATTCTCTTACTCCAAATGGAATGATTGATTATTTAGATTTAAAGATACCAATATATAGAGATACTGCTTGCTATGGTCATTTTAATTCAATTTTATTTCCATGGGAGCAAGTTAAGTATGGAAAGCTAAAAAAAGTGGTGGATAGTTATGGACATTAAAAAGATTGCTATCGATAAACTTATACCTGCTGAATATAATCCGAGAATTGATTTAAAGCCTGGAGATTTAGAATATGAAAAATTAAAGCGTTCAATAGAAACCTTTGGATATGTGGAGCCAGTAATTTGGAATAAAACTACAAGTAGAGTTGTTGGAGGTCATCAAAGATTAAAGGTATTAAAAGATATTGGACATAATGAAATTGACTGTGTAATAGTTGAACTTGATGAAGATAAGGAAAAAGCGCTTAATGTTTCCTTAAATAAAATTAGTGGAGATTGGGATAAAGAAAAACTAACAGATTTAATTACTGAACTTGAAGGTGTTGATTTTGATCTTTCCATTATGGGTTTTGAACCTTATGAACTAGATGAGTTATTTAAAGATGATTTAAAAGACGGAATTAAAGATGATGGTTTTGACGTAGAAGACGAACTTAAAAACCCAGCTATTAGTAAGAGTGGTGATGTTTGGATTTTAGGAAGACATAGACTCATTTGTGGAGATAGTACAAAAGAAGAAACTTATATGGAACTAATGGACGGAAATAAAGCAAATTTAGTTGTAACAGATCCTCCTTATAATGTGAATTATGAAAGTCAAGCAGGAAAGATCAAAAATGACAACATGGAAAAATCAGTATTTTATGAATTTCTGCTTAGCTCCTTTTTAAATATGGAAAAGTACCTAGCAGATGATGGTTCTATTTATGTGTTTCATGCTGATACAGAAGGACTAAATTTTAGAAAAGCATTTGAAGATTCAGGGTTTTATTTGTCTGGAACTTGTATATGGAAAAAGCAATCCCTTGTTTTAGGAAGAAGTCCATATCAATGGCAACATGAACCAATTCTTTTCGGTTGGAAGAAAAAAGGTAAACATAAATGGTATACAGGAAGGAAAGAATCAACTATTTGGGAGTTTGATAAGCCAAGTAAGAATAAGGACCATCCAACAATGAAACCTATACCATTAATTGCCTACCCAATATTAAATTCAAGTCTGACAAACTCTATTGTTTTAGATCCTTTTGGTGGAAGTGGCTCAACACTTATTGCTTGTGAGCAAACAGATAGAATCTGTTACACTATAGAACTTGATGAAAAATATTCTGACGTCATTGTAAAAAGATATATTGAACAAGTTGGTAAAACAACAGATATTTTTGTAATAAGAGATGGTGCAAAACTTTCTTACTATGAGATAAATAGTACCAACAAATAAAGTCTGAAACACTTGATATTAACACCTTTTAGAGCGAATATGTCATTAAAGGAGTGAGTGGTTTTGATTGATACTAAGACATTGGAGTATTTAAGAGAAACTTATTTGAAAGGAACAAGAGTAAAACTTGTCAAAATGGATGATTTATATGCACCACCTATAGAAACAGAAGGAACAGTAATTGGAGTAGATGATATAGGTTCAATTATGGTGAATTGGGATAATGGTAGTAGCTTGTCAGTTGTTTACAATATTGATAAATGTGAGATATTATAATAATAGCTAAGTAATGTATAGTAAAAAATAAATAGTTTATAAAATTTAGATAAGTAGAATATATTCTATAGAATTAACTATAATCTTTTTAAGAGGTGAGAAAATGTTTCCTAAAATAAAATATGAAAAAGTACCATTTTTAACTAAAAAATTAATAATTCCAATTGGAACAGTTAAAATGTTTTTTGATGGAAATCAAAAAGATTTTATGGTTTACAGAACATTAATAGATAAAAAATGGAATGGAATTGAAGAAGCCTTAACATTGAGATTTAATTTTAAACCAGATGGAAATAAACATAACATTAAATTTATCATTGAAACAGAAGAAGATTTTTCTCTAGATTATGCGGGTGGAGAATTTCAAGAAACTTTTTCGCTTGAACATGAAAATTTTTTGCTTATGTTTGGTGTAGAAGGAGATTTTGGTGGATTTTATAAAAATGGAATTTATGAATATAAAGGAGTCTATGAATTTGACGGAATTATTATAGAGGAAGAAAAAGAAATACCTATGAAATATGGATTTGATATTGATGTTTTTAGTAATTGCGGTGAACGAAATTTTGACTTTGCTATAACTTGGACAAGAGATACAAAAAATGAGATTGCTTTATGGTATAGTACTGATCCTTATTCAAATAGGATAGAATAAATAGTAAAAATAACTTTTTAATAGGGCTTATGCTCTATTTTTTTATACCCTAACTTTGGGAGGTGACTTATATGGGATGAGAGCATTAAAAGAATATAAACCAACAAAATTTATGGCTGAAGATTCCTATTATGATAAGGATAAAGCGGACTATGCAGTTGCATTTATAGAATTATTAAAACATACAAAAGGAAAATGGTCTGGGAAACCATTTAAACTTATTGATTGGCAAGAGAAAATTATTAGAGATTTATTTGGAGTAGTAAAGAAAAATGGATATAGACAATTTAATACTGCGTATATAGAGATACCTAAGAAACAAGGAAAATCAGAACTTGCAGCTGCAGTAGCACTACTTTTAACATGTGCAGATGGAGAACAAAGAGCAGAAGTATATGGATGTGCTGCTGATAGACAACAAGCTACAATTGTTTTTGATGTGGCCGCAGATATGGTTAGAATGAGTCCAGCCTTATCAAAAAGAGTTAAGATATTAGCATCTCAAAAAAGAATTATATATTTACCAACAAATAGTTTTTATCAGGTACTGTCTGCTGAAGCTTACTCAAAGCATGGGTTTAATATTCATGGAGTTGTATTTGATGAACTTCATACTCAGCCTAATAGAAAGCTTTTTGATGTAATGACGAAAGGCTCGGGAGATGCAAGAGCTCAACCTTTATACTTTCTAATTACAACGGCAGGAACAGATACACAGTCTATTTGTTATGAAACTCATCAAAAGGCTTTAGATATTATTGAGGGAAGAAAAACAGATTCTACTTTTTATCCAGTTATCTACGGAGCAAAAGAAGATGAAGATTGGGGAGATTCAAAAGTATGGAAAAAGGCAAATCCGTCTCTTGGAATAACGGTTCCAATGGAAAAAGTTGAAGATGCATATAATTCTGCAAAGCAAAACCCAGCAGAAGAAAACTCGTTTAGACAGTTAAGACTTAATCAGTGGGTAAAACAATCTATTAGATGGATGCCAATGGATAAATGGGATGAATGTGCTTTTAAGTTTAAACCAGAAGAACTAAAAGGAAGGGTTTGTTATGGTGGTTTAGACTTGGCAAGTACTACGGATATAACAGCATTTGTTTTAGTTTTTCCACCCTTAGATGAAGAAGATAAATATTATATACTATCATATTTTTGGCTACCTGAAGATAACTTGGAACTAAGAGTTTCAAGAGATCAAGTTAACTATGATTTATGGAAAAAACAAGGACATCTTTTAACAACAGAGGGAAATGTAGTTCACTACGGATTTATTGAGAAATTTATAGAAGATTTAGGCAAAATATATAATATTAGAGAGATTGCCTTTGATAGATGGGGAGCAGTTCAAATGGTTCAAAATTTAGAAGGTATGGGATTTACAGTAGTACCATTTGGGCAAGGTTTTAAAGATATGTCACCTCCAACTAAAGAGCTTATGAAATTAACTCTTGAAAAGAAAATAGCTCATGGAGGACAGCCTGTATTAAGGTGGATGATGGATAATATTTTTATTCGAACAGATCCAGCTGGAAATATAAAACCTGACAAAGAAAAATCAACGGAAAAGATAGATGGAGTTGTGGCAACTGTTATGGCACTAGATAGAGCAATAAGATGTGGGAATAACAATGAAGAAAGTGTCTATGATAATAGAGGATTATTGTTTATGTAATGATTTATAATCTTTATTATGGTAATATGATGATAAAGATAAATTCTACTTTAAAGGAGAAAAAAATGAAACTAGATGGATTTGGATTGTTCGTAAACGATATGCCTAAAATGATTCGATTTTACCGAGATGTATTAGGATTTGAAATTAAAGAAGATGAAGACGCAGATAATGTTTACTTAATTAAAGATGGAACCCTTTTTCTATTGTATGAAAGAAGTAATTTTGAAAAGATGACAAGTAGAAAATATGAGTATATAAAAGGGTTTAATGGACACTTTGAAATTGCCTTATATGTTGATAGCTTTGAGGAAGTTGACAAAAAATATAGAGAAGTATTAAGTAAAGGTGCTGTTTCAGTGTTAGAACCCACAACGGAACCTTGGGGACAGAGAACTTGTTTTATATCAGATCCAGAAGGAAATTTAATTGAGATAGGGTCTTTTAACAAACCTTTTGAAAGATAAATTTATATTTTTAAAAGTGGTTATTAAAAATAAAATGAATAAGGTGAGAAAATGAAGTATGATTGGATTGATGAGTATTTATTGAATAAAAAAGCTGCTAAAAAAGATTTGAAAGTGGAATGGAATTGGATTAGATATACTATTGCAGATAAATTATTTGTAGCTATCTGTTTAGACAAAGATGATAAACCATATTATATTACACTTAAATTAGAACCTTCAGAGGGAGACTTTTTAAGACAACAGTTTGAGGATATCATTCCAGGCTACTATATGAATAAGACTCATTGGAATTCTGTTAAAGTTGATGGTAATATATCAGACGATTTACTAAGAGAGATGTTAGATAAATCTTATAACCTAGTATTTTCATCTCTTAGCAAGAAGAAACAAAAAGAATTATTATCTATGTAATGTTTGAGGTGTTTTTTATATGATATTATTCTAATAAAGAAAAAATTCTAAATTATATGAGTGCAAAGGAAAAAACGCAATGTACATAATAGATGTACTAGAGCCGGTAGGTAGCCCGGCCGTCCTGTTTGTTAGTACAGGGTAAGTAACCTGCCCCTCCGGGTTGTCCATTCTTTGTTTTTACCAACAAAGGAGGGACTATGATGAATAGTAAACTTACAGTGTATTTTGAAAATCCGTTTTGGGTGGGAGTATTTGAAAGGAGAGAGGAAGGAAAATTATCAGTAGCTAAGGTTACCTTTGGTTCTGAACCAAAGGATTATGAAGTATATGAATTTATATTGAAATATTATGATAATTTACAATTTAGTTCATCTATAGAAGATGTTGTAACAGAAAAAAAGAAAAATCCTAAAAGAATGCAGCGATATGTGAAGAAACAACTTAAAGATACTGGAGTTGGAACAAAGTCACAGCAAGCTCTGCAATTGCAACATGAACAGAATAAGAAAATACGTAAAAAGAAGAGCAAAGAGGAGAAACTAGCAGAATCTAAGCGAATATTTGAATTAAAGCAACAAAAGAAAAAAGAAAAACATAAAGGCAGATGATGGTCTAGTAATAAAAAATTTGTCTTATATATTAGGATTAAAGAAATTAACAAAACAATGATTTACGTTGAGCATCTACTAAGTAGTAGGTGCTTTTTTGATGCAAGGAAGGAGATGATAATATTAACATATTTAAAAAATTGTTCACCTATAAAGGTACAAATAATTCTAGAGATAAGCCTAGGAATCGAATTGGTTCTAGCTTATCTTTTTTATTTGGACCAACAACATCTGGAAAATTAGTTAATGAGCAGACTGCTTTAACTCAAACGGCAGTTTATGCTTGTGTAAGAATTTTAGCTGAGAGTATAGCAGGTCTTCCTCTACATTTATATAGATATACAGATGATGGAGGAAAAGAAAAAAAAGTGAATCACTCCTTATACCGCCTTTTACACGATGAGCCAAATCATGAAATGACATCCTTTATTTTTAGAGAGACTATGATGTGTCATCTTCTTTTATGGGGGAATGCTTATGCACAAATTATTAGAAACGGAAGAAATGAAATAGTGGCACTTTATCCATTAATACCAAGCAAAATTGAAGTATCAAGAAGTGCAGGAGGAGAGCTTGAATACAAATACACTAGAGAAAAAGATGAGTTTGGAAGGACTGAAAAAATAATTCTTAGGAAAGAAGAAGTCCTTCATATACCAGGGTTGGGATTTGATGGACTAATTGGATATTCACCAATTGCTATGGCAAAAAACGCAATAGGAATGGCACTAGCAACAGAGGAATATGGGGCTACATTCTTTTCTAATGGCGCAAATCCTGGAGGAATACTTGAACATCCTGGAATAGTAAAGGATCCAGAAAAGCTTAGAGAAAGTTGGCAAACACAGTTTTCCAAATCCAATGCAAATAAGATAGCGGTATTAGAAGAAGGAATGAAGTTTACACCAATGTCCATTCCTCCAGATCAAGCACAATTTTTAGAAACGAGAAAATTTCAGATAAATGAAATAGCTAGAATCTTTAGAGTTCCACCTCATATGGTAGGAGATTTAGAGAAATCCAGTTTTTCAAATATTGAGCAACAATCTCTTGAATTTGTGAAATATACATTGGATCCTTGGGTGATTCGGTGGGAACAAGCAATGCAACAAAGTCTATTACTTCCAAAAGAAAAAGAAAAGCTTTTTATTAAATTCAATCTAGATGGTTTGCTAAGAGGAGATTATCAAAGCCGTATGAATGGATATGCAGTAGGAAGGCAAAATGGCTGGATGAGTGCAAACGATATAAGAGAATTGGAAAACTTAAATAAAATACCAAAGGAAGAAGGTGGAGATTTGTACTTAGTAAATGGGAATATGCTTCCTTTAACTAAGTCGGGTTCATTTTATAATGACCTACCCCCACAAGAAAATGAAGTGGAAGGTAGGTCAGATACAGTCTCACACTATGAGCAAGGGCCAAATGGACGAGGTGAATAGATGTGTAGTTGTACAGAGAGGAGGAAAAAATTGAATAAGTTTTGGAACTTTGTAAAAAATGAAGAAGGGAAAAGGCAACTATTCTTTAGTGGAGTTATAGCTGAAGAGTCATGGTATGACGATGATATAACTCCAAATATTTTTAAAGAAGAGTTGTTTTCAGATACTGGAGATATTGAAATATGGTTAAATTCTCCAGGTGGAGATTGTATTGCTGCTAGTAGAATTTATGCAATGCTTATGGACTACAAAGGAGATATAACTATAAAGATTGATGGCATAGCAGCATCAGCGGCTTCTGTTATTGCAATGGCAGGTACAAGTGTACAAATGGCACCAACTGCATTAATGATGATACACAATCCTTTTACTGTAGCCATTGGAGATAGCGAAGAAATGAAAAAGACAATAGATATGTTATCAGAAGTGAAAGAATCCATTATTAATGCCTATGAAATAAAAACTGGATTAAATAGAAATGATATTTCTAGACTAATGGATGCGGAAACTTGGATGAATTCAAACAAGGCAATAGAAATGGGATTTGCTGATTTAGTAATGGAAGATGGAAAAAGAAAAAACATAGCATCAAACTTTGTATTTTCAAGACGAGGAGTATCAAATTCGCTTTTACAAAAAATGAAAGTGAGAAATGCAGATAGAACCAATATAGAAACTTTAAAGAAAAGATTAAATTTACTTAGGAGGTAAATCATGAATAAAATTATAGAATTAAGAGAAAAGAGAGCAAACTTATGGGATAAAGCGAAAGCTTTTTTAGACGAGCATCAAAAGGGTTCAGAAGTATTATCAAAAGAAGATACAAAAACCTATGAAGAAATGGAGTCAGAAGTAGTAGCATTAGGAAAAGAAATTGATAGATTGGAAAGACAGCGAGGCATTGACTTAGAGTTGAATAGGCCAATTAGGGATATATTATTAAATAACCCAAGTAAAAAAGATGATAATAAGGAGTATAGTAAAGCCTTTTGGAATACTATGAAAGGACACAAGAATCCTGAATTAATAAATTCACTAAAAGTAGGAACGGATCCTGAAGGAGGGTATTTAGTACCAGACGAATTTGAAAGACAGATTATAGAAAGCTTGGAAGAAGAAAATATCCTTAGAAAAATAGCAAAGACCATTCAAACTTCTTATGGAGAAAGACTAATTCCAGTAGCAACAACAAAGGGTACTGCATCTTGGATAGCAGAGGAAGGAGTCTATGAAGAAAGTGATGTAGCTTTCGACCAAGTGACGCTAGGTGCTCATAAATTAGGGACTATGATAAAAATATCTGAAGAATTATTAAATGATTCAGCTTTTAATATGGAAGAGTATATTGCAAGAGAGTTTGCTAGAAGAATAGGTACAAAGGAAGAAGAAGCATTCTTTATAGGAGATGGGAAAGGAAAACCTACTGGTATTTTATCTGAAATAGGTGGAGCAGAAGTATCTGTTACTACTTCAGCTGGAGCAAAAATTACTTTTGATAACTTAATAGATTTATATTACAGCATAAAAGAAGGATACCGTAAAAATTCAGTATTCTTGATGAATGAAAAGACATTAAAGGAAATCAGAAAGCTTAAAGATACTAATGGACAATATATTTGGCAACCATCAGTAAGTGCAGGAGAGCCAGATAAAATTTTAAATCGTCCAGTTTATACATCTTCTTTTATTCCTGAAATAGCAGCATCTGCTAAAACAGTTTTATTTGGAGATTTTTCTTTCTACTGGATTGCTGATAGACAGGGTAGAAGTTTTAAAAGACTTAACGAATTATATGCAACGAATGGACAAGTGGGATTTTTAGGTTCTCAAAGAGTAGATGCTAAATTAATACTACCTGAAGCAATAAAAGTAATCCAACAAGGTGCTTAATATGGAATTGGATTTAAAGAATGTAAAGCTTTATCTTAGAGTAGATAATGACATAGAAGATGAGTTGATTTCTAGCTTAATGGTTACTTCTCAAAGTATTTGTGAAAATATTCTAAGACATCCAATTTCTGAATACGAAACCATTCCTGAAGGTATTAAACAGGCCATCCTATATGGGGTGGCCTATCTTTATGAAAATAGAGAAAATGCAGATTTAAACTTACTGATTAAGATGATGAGAGCAGTTCTTTATCCACATAGGAAAGAGGTGTTTTAATGAATATTGGAAGGTTAAAGCATAGAATTAAACTTCAAAAATCAGAATTTACTCAAGATGATTGGGGAAATAGTGAGGAAGAACTTGTTGAAATAGGTGAAGTTTGGGCTTATGTAACAAATCTACATGGGGAGGAATATTTTGCTGCAGCACAGCTCCAATTACACAAGGAGGTTAAATTCATAATCAGATATAACCCTGAAGTAGATGAAGATACAACAATTACATTTCGAGATAAAAATTATGATATTACTTTTGTAGATAATATTAAATATGGAAATGAATATATGGAAATTAAAGGAAAACAAAGAAAGTCATGGGAGTAGATAAGATGTTAAATAACAATTTTATAAATATAATATTTAGTACCATTGGTGGCTTTTTAGGATGGTATTTAGGAGGGATAGATGGATTTATCTATGTGCTGATTATTTTTATAGCTGTAGACTACATTACTGGAATATTAAGAGCGATTGTTGAAAAAAGACTTTCCAGTCGTGTAGGGGCAAAAGGGATAATCAAGAAGATAATTATATTTATAGTAGTAGGAGTGGCCAACTTATTAGATCTATATCTTCTCAAAGAAGGAAATGCTGTCCTTAGAACTGCAGTAATATTCTTTTATCTTTCAAATGAGGGGATTTCCTTACTAGAAAATGCATCAACAGTTGGACTTCCAATACCTGAGAAATTAAAAGAAATATTAATACAACTGCATAATAAGGAGGATAGTAGTGAATCTTAAAAAGAAAATCTTAACTAAAAATGCTTGCTATATAGCAGGAGTAAAAATAAAACCAACTGGAATTATGGTTCATTCAACGGGAGCTAATAATTCTTGGTTAAAAAGATATGTAGGACCGGATGATGGAAATTTAGGAGTAAATAAATATGGCAATCACTGGAATAGGTATTATCCCGATGGAAGACAAGTTTGTGTCCATGCTTTTATTGGAAAATTAAAAGACGGAACTATAGCAACGTATCAAACACTTCCATGGAATCACAGAGCTTGGCACTGTGGTGGTAGTGGAAACAACAGTTATATAAGTTTTGAAATTTGTGAAGATAATTTATTGGATAGAGAGTATTTCAATAAAGTATATAGAGAAGCAGTAGAACTCTGTATCTTTTTATGTAAGATGTATGGTTTAAATGAGAAAAATATTATTTGTCACAGTGAAGGATACTCTAAAGGAATCGCATCAAATCATTCAGATGTTATGCATTGGTTTCCAAAACATGGAAAAGATATGAATACATTTAGAGAAGATGTAAGGAAAGAATTAAATAATGAAGCTAAATTACCCATTCATAATTCCAACACATCTTCCTTTTTATTTAAAGTAGATATATCTAACCTAAATATAAGAACAGGACCTGGAGTCAATTATAAGACGATAGGTAGGTATACTGGGAAAGGAGTGTTTACAATAATAGAAGTAAAGACAGGGGAAGGCTCATTAAAAGGATGGGGAAGATTAAAATCAGGACTTGGATGGATTAGTCTTGATTATGGAAAAAGAGTATAAGAATACAAAACCTATGGGATTTTTCTCATAGGTTTATTTTTTTACTCAAAATCACACTTTTTGTCCTAAGAGTTATGAAGGAATTAATTTTTATAAATCTGTAACGTAGCTTAGGAGGAAAAGTATGACTGAAAATGAAATTTATAACGAAATTGATTATTTTAGAGCTAAAAATATTATAGATAATATGTTAGAACTAGCTTTAATTGATGAGGAAGAACATTCAAAAATCAAAGAATTATTAAAGGAAGAATACACACCATTCTTAATGGAACTATTGCCTTAAACCGTTGCTAATAACTGGTTTAAGAGGTAATATACACACTGCAAAAAGGGGGTGAAAGATTGAAAAAGGTAAGAAAACTAGATGTTAATAAAGAGAAAAGAGAGAAACTAAAAACGAAAGTTGCTGCCTATGCTAGAGTTTCGACTTCAAGTAATGACCAACTGGAAAGTTTAGAAAATCAAAAGAAACATTATTATTCTTATATTACTAAAAATCCAGACTGGAAATTTATAGACGTCTACTATGATGAAGGAATTACAGGAACATCAGTAGAAAAAAGAGAAGGTTTATTAAGATTATTAGAGCATGCAAGAGCGGGAAGAATTGATTTAATTCTAACAAAATCAATATCAAGGTTTTCAAGGAATTTAATTGATAGTTTAGAGATAGTAAGAGAGCTTATGAATCTAGGCGTATTTATTTACTTTGAAAAAGAAAACCTGAACACTGGGAGTATGGAAAGTGAATTAATCCTTACAATATTAAGTTCTCTTGCTGAAAATGAATCAATGTCTATTTCTGAAAATAATAAGTGGTCCTTTAGACGAAGGATAGAGAATGGAACATATAAACATGGTTATGCTCCATTTGGATATGATGTAGAAGATGGAAATTTAATGGTTAATAGAGAAAAGAAAAAGATAGTTGAGGATATTTTTATACATTACTTATCAGGCAAAGGAGCTTATTCAATCGCAGAGATATTAAATAAAGAGAATGTACCTTCACCTAAGGGAGAAAAGTGGGTAGAGGGAACGATTAACAATATTTTGAAAAATGAAAAGTATGTAGGAGATGCTATTTTACAAAAGACATTTACTGACCATAACTATAAAAGAAAAAGAAATAAAGGGCAAAAAGATATGTACTTTATTGAGAACAATCATGAAGGAATTATTAAAAGAGAAGATTTTGAAAGAGTACAAGACTTAATGGAATATAACGCCTTAAAGAAAGGAAATGACTCAAGTAAAAAATATCAAAATAGATATGCCTTTTCAGGAAAGATTATTTGTGGAGATTGTGGAGGAAAGTTTAAAAGAAGAACTCATTATTCTACAAATAATACTTCTTATATAGCTTGGACATGTGAAACTAGACTATCAAATCCAGATAGTTGTAGTATTAAGTTTATAAGAGATGAAGATATAAAAGTAGCTTTTCTAAACATGGTAAATAAGTTGATTTTTTCTAGGAAACTTGTTATTGAAAAACCTTTAACTGAGTTGACTAAAGACAATGGCAGTATGGTAGAAAAAGATATAAAAGTGATAGGCGCAGAGATAAAAGGACTTCATGGAAGGCATGAGAGATTAAATGATTTACTTAAAGCTAAACTAATTGACGATAATTCTTACAGTGAAGAAATCCAAAGGATAGATAATAAATTAGAAGTTTTAAATCAGAAAAAGCAAGAAAAGATTCAAGAAAAAATAGATATATCCTTTAAAATTAAAGAGCTAAATAAGTTGAATAAACTACTTATGAATCAAAGGTATCTGACTATATTTAATGAAGATTACTTTAGAGAAATAGTAGATCATATATTTGTTGAGACAAGAAGTAAAATAGAATTTCATTTGAAATGTGGTTTAGTCTTTCAAGAAGAACTGGAGTGAAAGAATATGTTATTTGGATATGTAGTAAAAAATGGAGAAATTAAAGTTAATGAAGAAGAATCTGAAAAGATTAGAAAAATATTTAATAATTACCTTTTAGGTTTCTCTATACAAAAATCAGGGAATATGGCTGGATTAGAAGGCTCACATAGCTCTATTGGAAGAATACTGAAAAACAAAACTTATTTAGGAGATGAATTTCATCCAAAGATTATTGATGAAGAAATCTTTCATAAAGCACAGGAAGAAAGGGAGAAAAGAAAAAATAAATTAGGAAGAAATTTTAAACCTGCAAATAGAAAACTAGAAATTAGACTACAATTTAATTTAAAGAAAATTGAAGAAAAATATGAAGAGCCATTTGCTCAAGCTGAATATGTTTATTCTAAGATAGAGGCGGTGATTTAATGGATGATAGAAAAATAATGATAATTCCTGCTCGTAGGGATATAAAAAAGGAAAAAGAAAATGAAAAACCAAAGGTAAAGGTAGCAGCGTATTGTAGGGTATCAACAGATAGTGAAGAGCAGATGGGTAGCTTTGAAACTCAAGTTCAACATTATACCAACTATATAAGTAAAAATCCAGATTGGATATTAGCAGATATTTATGCCGATGATGGAATATCAGGAACAAACACTAAAAATAGAAATGAATTTAATCGAATGATTAAAGCTTGTAATGATGGAAATATTGATATGATAATTACTAAATCAATATCCAGATTTGCAAGGAATACACTGGATTGTTTAAAGTATATTAGGGAACTTAAAGACCTAGGGATTCCAGTGTATTTTGAAAAAGAGAACATTAACACTATGGATTCAAAAGGAGAAGTGTTGCTTACCATTATGGCATCACTTGCACAGCAAGAAAGTCAGTCATTAAGCCAAAATATAAAATTAGGCTATCAATATAGATTTCAGCAAGGACAGGTAATAGTTAATGCAACTAAATTTTTAGGATATACAAAGGACGATAAAAAACAGCTTATCATTGTCCCAGAAGAAGCAGAGATAGTGAAGAGAATATTTTTAGAATTTTTGGAAGGTAAAGGACCTACTGCTATAGCAAGAGGATTGGAAAATGATAAGTGTAAAACAGCTACAGGAATAACTAGGTGGTCTAATGGCGATATTTACCGAATATTAAGAAATGAAAAGTATATGGGTGATGCACTTTTGCAAAAAAGCTACACAGTAGACTTTTTAACAAGAAAAAGAGTAAACAATAAGGGAATTATGCCTCAATATTATGTAGAAGATAATCATGAGGGTATAGTATCAAAGGAAGTTTTTAGGAGAGCTCAAGAAGAATTAGCAAGACGTTCAAATTTATATTCAGGGAAAAGAAAACAAAATAAAAGAGTTCACTTAGGAAAGTATGCTTTATCTGGAATAGTGTTCTGCTCTAATTGTGAAGATATTTTTAGAAGAATTAAATGGAATAGTAGAGGTTTTAAATCAATTGTGTGGCGATGTGTTACTAGAGTAGAAAATGGACCAGAAAAATGTAAAGCTAGAACAGTCAAAGAAGATCTCCTTCACGAAGTAGTGGTTGAAGCTATAAATGTACTAATAGAAAATAAGAATGATTATGTTAAAATCATAGAAGAAAATGTAATGAAAGTATTAGATGAAAAATTTGATGTTACAGTTGATGATATCGATGAAAAGCTTCATGAACTACAAAATGAATTAATACAAAAGTCTAATTCAAAGACTGAGTATGAGAGAATTGCAGAAGAAATATATGAACTTAGAGATAAGAAACAAGAAGTTATGATTGCAAATGCAACAAGAAGTGAAAAGCGAAGAAGAGTCCAAGATATAAAGGCTTACCTTAAAACTTCATATGCTAAAATTGAAAACTATGATGAAAGTTTAGTTCGAAGAATCATTGATAAAATTATAGTATATGATGATTATATGGAAGTAGAATTTAAAACTGGCAATAAAATAGAAATTAAGAAATAA